ATGAAAATCGGCAAATTCTTCGCAAAAGTGGCCGATTTGAGTTCTAAAAGAGATATTTTGTATCAAAAAGTGTATGATTACATGGATAAGATGAATTATACCGGTGCTGACGGCGAATCTATAGACAAACCATGGAAAATTAAGGCAAAAATGCTTAAAGCTGCCCTTGATGAAAAGGATTATGAGAGTTGGGACCGAATATCTGATCAAATTGGCTTATATATCCCAAATCCGGGCGTTGCTGGGCCGGCGCACTACGCTTTGACCGATTTAGCGACTAAAATGGCGAAATATTGGCAAACAAACGCCGGATACATCAAAAAAGAGATAAATAAGATTGATAATGACAAATATTCCATTATTATCACTCGACATCCCATAGATGTGATGAGAATGAGTGATTTTGAGAAGATTACCTCTTGTCACTCTCCACCAAGCCGATCTGGAGGCACAAATGAGTATTATAAGTGTGCTGTTGCTGAAGCACAGGGCCATGGAGCACTTGCGTACGTTGTAGAGACAGAAGATCTGCTTCATGAAACAAATACAAGCAATATTGAGAGCGCAGAGCAAGAAATTCAAGAAGGTGAGGTTTTTTACGATGATGAAAGGCCAGATTCAACCAGCGGTGTCTCGCTAGAGCCTATAAGTCGCACCAGACTGCGCCAAATGCGATATTACGACACTGACACTCCCAAACGCTGGGACGACGGCACAGAGCTAGCAGTGCCCGAGAAACGGGTATATGGCGTCGGTATTCCTGGCTTTGTTGATAGAGTTGTTAAATGGGCAGATGAAAATCAGAAAGAAGCTATTAGAGATATGCCAGAAACCGATGAAATGGTTAATTTGGACAGATTTTGGATATTTGGTGGTTCTTATGAAGACACTGCTGACGAAGAAGGTAGAAAAGAGCTTCTTTCTACTCTGACCGACATCGATGAGATGCATTTTACCGGCAAGGTGCGTCAAAACAGAGAAACCGAAGACGCTTTAGACGCAAATGCCATTTCTGGACTTCTTGGAAGATATAGAGCCGAAGTAGAGCAGATTGAAAACGAGTGGAATCAACATTATGCCGCGGTAGGCGTAAGTGCTAATGTTGAAGGTGATGATGAGGGCGGTGTTTATATTGAAGCAGAAGCTCGGATTACCTTCAAATACGATATTGATGAGCTTGTGAGGTTGCCTAACTCTTATCCAACGGGAATGCATGCTTTTGATAGTATAAATGACATATGGGGCGACATCTTTGATGTAGACTCTGGGTTCGTTAATAAATTCTCGAACACAACTGTTCATGTTGGGTGTAGATTTAACCTAGAGCACCCTGATATTGGAGAATCTGCGCTGATGTATGATCCTGATGGATTTAACGCACTTTGTGAAATCCTTGATAAGCTCGATGATAAGCGCGACGGCTTCAAAGCAACTATTGATGAGTTTTTGAAACAAGAAGGTTATTTGGAAGGCGGAGAATACATCAAATTAGCATATGAGATAGAAGATACACCATTCGAATCCTATGAGTGGGATGTGCGATATGACGGAGAACATCCTCCGGAGTCATATGAGGCCACTGCTGCGGTCTCGCATGACTTTAATGCCAAAGAACTTGGCTTAGATCCTCGAATCTTATTCCAGATTCTTGATTCTCGCGATTGGCGATTGGCGATACGAACTGCGTTACTGGCATCTGCGCAAGAAGCGATAGGAACCGAATATCACCTTGATATAGAGAGTGCCAAGGCAGTTGATTCCGGAGAGGATATAGAATATACCCTTACCTTTAGAATCACTTCAGACGACCCTGACGAGCGCGTAAAGCTATTCCGTGAACTTACGACCGGCGAGGATAGTGATATGGATGATGCTGACAACATAAAAGCAGTCTTTAACAATGTTATGGCACAGTTTTTGAACTCTCGACAGCCATCACATATGCAGCAGAACTTGGATGAAAGCATAGTTAGAACTTGGAAAGGGTTTTTAGGAAGATGAATGAGCAATAAACTAAGTGATCCTAACTTTTTATTCAGCATTCTCACTGCTATTGTTAAGCAAAGTGGGGGGAAAATAGTTTTAACGAAGGACGAGTACGAAAATATCTCAAAAGGTGATTTTTTAGGCATGTATTACGAGCCAAAGACGGATAATCTTATACTTAAAGAGGTAGAACCAGAAGATATGCTTCAGGCATCAGCAATTATTAGAGACAAAAAGGCAACTGATAAGGTTTATGACAACTAATGCGAAATATATTTACCAAACACCCTCAAGAACAAAACGAAACCTATTTGCAACATATGTGGGCCGCATGGAAAATTTGTGCTACACTTAAGATACTGTTGTTTAAATGTTTTA